AGACGTCCGTTCATACATCCTCAACAAGTCGAGTAGGTCTATATTACTATTTATTCGTGTGATCATACAGAGCATCAAAGATTTCGTCAGCAAGTTCGTCTAAGTCGGTTGTATCAGACTTAAAATTAAAGTCCTTCTTCTCCTCAGCAAGTGCTTTATTTGCTAGTTTTGAGATATGACTTTTGATCGAAAAGACCTGGTTGGGTGTTTCCTTGACACCATCCGATGCTTTTGATTCGTTTTCCATCTCTGAGTTTGTCATAGTAACAATTAAAAATGTCTATTTTGACTCCCATGACTATATCATGGCATTCAACTAATTCATCACTATCTTTTTTAGTGTCCAGATAGGTCACTATCCACGCATTTGTGGGTAATGCCCTGTTCTCTGATAATTCTTTGTCGCAGTTGATATTGAGAAATACAAGAGAGTGTTTATCTTGTTGTATTCCTATTTCATCGTTACTGTCCCAAATCATCCTCTGTTACCCCATTCTATTTGCGGGAATGCTTCGGATACTACTTGTTTTGTAATTCTATACTTTGATTGTATATCCTTATTACATGCAGAAACTAAAAGATTTGCTTCTTCTTCAGCAAGTCCTTCTAACAGTTGTACAAACAGTTGTTCTCGTCGCATACCTTTGAGTGTACTATCACCACCTTTGAAATAGCGGTATAGTCCTCGATACTCAGAGTCTAAGCGTGTATGCTCTGTCCCTACAGGTGCATCATTAGGTTTAAACGGTACGTCACCCTCTGGTAAGAGGAATTGTAATGTCTCGTCAAAATTAATAATTAAAATTGCACGTAAACCGTTGTTGTTGTATTCCTGTAAAAGTTCTACCTTTTCTTTTTTAGTTTTTGCTGATGATACTTTTTGAAGTATCTCGGTTAACAATGCATCTTTTGGTAATTTTCTTGGTGCCATGTCAAGTCACAGTTTGATAAAATTATATCAGATGTCTCCATCTTCGTCAAGTATGTCTTCGGGGTCTATAAACTTAACTGCTAAGAGTTCCTCGTTTACGTATGCTCCGTTGCCATCTAAAAACTCAGGGTGAAGATTGTTCATCTGTCGTTTGAGTGTGTGGGTGTCCACAGTGGATTTATATATCCATCCTATCACTGCTCCAATAGCAAATGTGATGAGCATTGCTACAGCGGAGAAAAATAGAATTACGTTTGTGTCCATTATGCGTCCTTTTTGTGTATGTCGATTCTAAGTCGAATTGACCATCTCAATAAACCGAAGGTGTGGTCAAACCAACTGGGTATGGGTAACCTCCTGCTTCTTGGAAGCATAATCTCTATGCCTTTATTTAGAACGTATTCTTGTCTTCCTTTTTGACTTGTCTTTTTCGTACTGCCATGCATCTTGTAGTATTCCATAAAGGTAATCACGTATCTTCCGTGCTTCTTGTTTTCCTAGTGAAGGATATGCTTCACGTACATCTGAGTGACCTCCTTCTATTAGGAGGTCTAAATCAGTTACCGTACAGGTAAGATTTGCACAGGTTCCACTATGTAGGAACTCTGTGACATCTCTTTTCTTGTAGTTGTTTTCAACTAAGAACTCCCACATTTTAAACTTACGTTGTTTGTGTTTCCTAGTCATAGCATCGTCAAGTGCGTTATTGACGATATCCTCAAGAAGGTCTTCTGGTTCCATTTAAAAAATTGTGCTCCTTTAAGTATTTTACTGTATCAGTGCAACCACCTAGTTTTTTGCCATTTAATTGCACTTGTGGAAAGGTCGCATCTCCTCCAAATTCCTCTGTAAAGGCGAATCTGTCAAAATGCTCATCTAGTTTGTATTCCCGATATGAGAATTGTGCTAAGTCTAGCACTTGTTTAATTTGGTCGCAATAAGGACATCCATCCTTGGAGTAAACCGTAAAATTCATGGGGTGAAGGTAGAAATGAACGCTGCGGTAATTAGCAAAGCACAAAGACCTCCCAATACTTTATAGTATTTGCGAATTGGTGTGCCGAAATATTGCTGTCCTATCATAAGGCATTTATGGGCGGGTGACAAGAGATACCCAGAATATTCTGTTGCTAAGAACCAGACCAAATATTTATCACCAAAGATAAGTACAAGGGCACTTGTCATTCCTGCATATTTACCAGATGACCCCATAATCCATGCTGCAACTGCTCCTACGATAGAAACAGGTATAATCATGCTAGGGTCTGCTGACTTTAGATATGCCATCACAGGTTCCTTAATAAGACCTACAACACCTCCTAGAGCGAGCACAGCAGTCGCAATTACTGCAAACTTGCCATCTATATACTTGCCCCAATTCCAGTCCTTACAAATCCATGCGTAGTAACAACACATGAGAAAGAACCATGGGAAAAAGAAGATTGCACCCGATTTACCTACACATAGTAAAAACCATAATGTAGCAATAAACGGTGCCCAACCTCGTAATGCTCGTTTCCAGTCAAAATCACGAATACCGTCCATATTCGGTAATACACTCCTAGCGTCTACTCTTGTAAAAATGTACCACCACGTATATCCAAGACATATGAGTAAAAATGGAAAAGTGTGATGTAACATCTCTCCATACGTTATACCCAATGCTGCCATTGGTAATATGATTGTTTTCTCCAACGGAGACCACCAGTAATAGTGATGAGTAGACAAATAGTCAATAATGCCAAATTCGCTCCTCTTACGCTTGTCTGGGGGTGCTATAGCGTCCAATAAGGGTGCAGATAGAGCAACTCTGCCAGGAATAGGTAAAACACCGCCTAGAAGCGATGTAATGATAATCATAATGCGATTATCTTTGATATATCTCTTTGCCAGTGAGTAGACATCATCTAAGACATGATACTGACGGATATATCCACCTAGAATCATAATTCCAAAGATATACCCCATATAGAGTTCTTTCTTGAGAATGGATTCTGCTATGTCAATCATAAAAACCTAATAGTGAAAAAATTGCCAGAATTTTTTTTCCGACTTTTTTGTAAACCTAAAACCGATTTTACCTCAGTATTCGTCATCTGTCAACGACTCTTGATACTCCATGTTCTGACTGCAGTACGCATGCACATCGGTTTTCATTCTGAGGTGTGCGTTTGTATGTATGACCTGTATCAAACCTAAACTCCCTAGTAGTAGGAGGTTAGTGTAGGTAACAGGATGCGTAAGAACTTCGTAAATTTTTTTCATCCAACATTTTATGCACATGATAGCACAAAAAAAAGACTCCGACATGTATGTAGGAGTCTTTGTAATTAAGTTATGAGTTCTGTCTTAGAACTTATATCTTGCACCAACTTTACCAGAGACATCAAAGTCATCATTGTTTGTGGCACCATATAGTTCACCATATGCAGATACCTTTTCGGTAATGCCTTTAGAACCACCGATGAATCCTGCTAATTCAACATCACCAAACTCGTCAGAAGTTTCAGTGTGCTTAACTGTAGGACCACCAGATACGTACCAAGAAAGTCCACCTTCTGTGGTTCCTTCGTATCCAATTTGTAGTTCAAGGTTGCCAGATGAATATGTTCCATCAGGATATGAACCGTTCGCTTCAACGTTGACGTATGGACCTGCCATAGCAGCGGAAGAAAATAGGGGTGCAGCGGCTAATGCTGCTAATACAGATTTGTTAATCATTGTTTTTTTATAGTGTCTCGCAGAGTAATTCCTGCGGATGAGAGAAGTTCGACAACTTCGTAGGTATAGAAGATTAACCTAGCGTGAGTAATTGAGACATTCGGTCATTCGTCTTTTTAATGGCACGTCTGCCACTAATCGATATTTATATTAACACTTTATTTGGGATCAGTCAAGAGGGGTTGTGACAGTTGCTGAACCGTCCTCCATGCCTCGTCAAACAGGTCTAAACCCTTGTCTGTGAGTATATGCTGATACATTTTGTCAAAAACTGTAGGTGGTATGGTACAAATGTGTGCTCCTGCTTGAAAGGATTTGCTGACATCTCCTACTGTTCTTATGCTTGCTGCAAGCACTTCTGTTTCGTGTACAAACTGTTTATCATACACTGCAGCGATTTCTTTTATTAGTCCGATACCATCGAAACTGTTGTCATCTATTCTACCTACAAAAGGTGACACATAGGTTGCTCCTGCCTTAGCAGATAGTATTGCCTGTGCAGCAGAAAAGATGAGGGTTACGTTTACTCTTATGTTTTGGTTTGCTAGTTCTCTACATGCACGTAGTCCCTCAACAGTACACGGTACCTTTACCGTAACAACATCACCGAATACACCAACTAATCTTAGTGCTTCGTCAACCATTGCTTCAGCGGTCTCTGCGACCACTTCCATACTAATGTCCTTGATTCCCATGAATTTCAACTCACGGTATACCTTGTCAGGTATTTTTCCACTCTTCATTATGAGAGTAGGGTTTGTAGTAATGCCATCAATAAGTCCTGTTGTCCATACTCTTTGAATAGTATTGACATCAGCGGTGTCAAGAAATAATTTCATTTAGTCGTCGTAAATTAAACATTCGGGTTCGTCGGGGTGCATCTCGCAAAATAATTCGAGTGCGGTTGGGTCATGGTGGTCTCCCTTATCAATCTCCTCTTTATGGTGCTCTTGATACACTTCTAAGTCATGTAATTCTTCCTTATAGTGTCTGCGTGCTGCGGGGTTTGTTTCGGGATTATCCAAGATGTCCTTATCCTTTTGGATATGGTCTTCTATAGATTTCATAAGTATACCTCCTATAGGTTACTATTATTTATCTTTAAGACTCCAGAGTTCCATATTTTCTACGGATTTCTCTCAATTCTTCAAAGTTTTTTTGCTTTGTGCCACCATCATACTCCCAAGCGTATCCTTCGTCAATCATTTGTTCGTTAAGCGACACATCAGAATCCCCAATGTACAACCACCCAAGAAGACGCCCATACTTACCGACCCCACCAACGAGCTCAGTCCTAATAGACAACTCATCGTCACCAGCAATAGTGTCTTCGAGTTTCTCCTTGAGCCAGTTCGTTGCATGGATTCCTAATTCTTTTTCTTCGAGGTTTCTTGTTC